CGCGCAATCTCGCTGCGACCGGTGTGGCGTGACGTCAGAGTCGGCAGGGCGGGCCATCAGACTTTGCAACAACTCGTTTCTCGTCGGTTGCTGTGATGGGAGGGGTTCTGTCGCGTGACTCCGGGGTTTCAAAAGCAGGTGGGCGCGGGTGGTGTGAAGGGCGGTTAAACGGGGTTTCATGCCCGCCGCAAAGGCTGTTTACGGCGGGCAATCTCTCACTCTCCTGCCAGTTCGGCCTTCAGCATGCGCCACGCGCGCGCTGCAGCCATCGGGACCACGCCGTTACCGGCTGCAGCGGATCGCTCCACCCAGGAGGCCAGCCCATCATCCAGTCGGTGAAGCGCGGGTTTAAGGTCAGGCCGGTCAGCGAGTGCTTTTCCCCATTCAGCAAAATCACCCGGCATCGGTGGGAAGAGCGGGGGGTCTGCGGCGACCATCCTGCGGCCATCAGCAGATCCCACATCAGCGTCCAGGACATGGCCGCATTCTTGATGGCGATCTGTTTCCCCGTCTGGTTCATATCGTTCCGGAAGGCGATTCCGGTCGGGGACATCACGACACTGGTCCGATTGGCTGACATCGTGGCGGTCGGCGTGGGCCAGAATGAAGAGCCGGTCGCGGATATGCGACCCGCCGACTTCCGCCGCTGATACGACGCACGCTGCAACCCGGTAGCCCATGTCTTGAAGCTCTCCGGCGACGTCGCGGAAACCAAGGGACAGATGCCCGGCGACGTTTTCAAAGAAGCACCATTCGGGCTGGGCTTCACGGACGATCCGGGCAACCTCGGGCCAGAGGTGCCGGGGGTCATCCTCGCCCTTGCGATGGCCCGAGTAGGAGAACGGCTGGCAGGGATAACCGGCAGAGACGAGATGAATGCGGCCACGCCACGCGCGGCCGTCGAAGGATCGCAGATCGTCCCAGACAGGTGCCGCAGCCAGGGACGCGTCTGCCATCCGCGCCACGAGAGTGGCCGCGGCGAAGGGGTTTCGCTCGACATACACCACAGCTCGGTATCCGGGCTCTGCGAGATGCAGGCCAAGATCGAGTCCGCCGATTCCGGCACAAAGGCTGATGCCGCGAAGGTCGTCATGTCGATGGGGGGTGAGAACAGCCACACGAGGGGCCCTTTCCGTCGCGGTCCTGCCGCTCTGGTTTCGGGCTCGCTGGCCTCAGATTGTTGAACGCCCCGCACCTGGGGCACTTTACACAGACGGCCCCGGCAAGGGCAGCCGCCTCCATCCTGAATAGCAGCCGATCACATCCGGAACAACGGACGTCTGTCCGATCATAACCCTTCATTAACCGATTCCGCTCGACTGTAGCCGCGCCCCCTTAAGGGGGCCGGGCGGCCTGTAACCATCTGTGTGGGTCGGCGCGGAGCTTGAAGGTGCCGCGTGGTCAGGCTGCTGGCACAGCCTGACCCCCGCCTAATGGGGGGGGGAAGGGGTCAGTTGCGGCATTCGATCACGATGCTGCCGGGGGTGGGGAAGCGTTTGGTGCCGAAGGGCCAGGTGACGCGGAACCAGCCCTTGAACCAGCCTTCAGCGGCCATGTCGCCGGCCTGCCACAGATAGCGCAGGCAGGGGGTGACGGTGGCGATCTGCACCGTTGCCGGGCGGGTGAACAGCGTCACCCCGGCCTCGGTGGCAAGGGTGAAGGTCACGCTTGCCCCGGTCAGGTCGATGGCCGTGTCATCCAGAAAGAAATCCAGCGCCCAGAGCGTGTCGCCGGGGGCCATGTGGAATATGTCGCTCATGCCTGCCTCATGCCTCAATCAGGGTTGCCACGGCCCGCCCGGTTGCCACGCCGCGCCGCCCGCCGCTGGCCGCAGGCAACGTGCGCCCCCCGGCCTGGCTGCGCTGCGCGGGTCTTGCCGCCCAGGCGGGCACGCCGATGACGGCGCCGCTGCTGCCCGCCGCCGTCGCCTGCCCGGCTGCGCCGCCCGCCGCCTGCCTGACAGCGGTGCCGCGCCCGTCCACCGCCGCCTGCCCGGCTGCGCCGCCCGCCGCCTGCCTGACAGCGGTGCCGCGCCCGTCCACCGCCGCCCCCCCGGCGGATGATCCCGCCCCGGCGACGGTGGACCGGCCCTGCGCCGAAGCCGTCGCCTCCCCGGCGGCTGATCCCGCCCCGGCGGCGACAGAGCCGGCCACAGACCCCGCCCCGGCAACCGTGGCCACCCCGGCGGATGATCCGGCTGCGGCGGCGGTGGACCGGCCCTGCGCCGAAGCCGTCGCCGCCCCGGCGGATGATCCCGCCCCGGCGGCGGTGGACCGGCCCTGCGCGGATGCCGTGGCAGCCCCGGCGGCTGATCCCGCACCTGCGGCGACAGAGCCGCCCACAGACCCCGCCCCGGAAGCTGTGGCCACCCCGGCGGATGATCCGGCTGCGGCGGCGGTGGACCGGCCCTGCGCCGAAGCCGTCGCCGCCCCGGCGGCTGATCCCGCCCCTGCGGCGGTGGACCGGCCCTGCGCCGAAGCTGTGGCAGCCCCTGCGGCTGATCCCGCCCCGGCGGCGACAGAGCCGCCCACCGACCCCGCCCCGGCAACCGTCGCCACCCCGGCGGATGACCCGGCCCCGGCGGCGGTGGACTGGCCTTGGGCAGCGGCCGTCGCCGCCCCGGCGGATGATCCCGCCCCCGCAACGATGCCGCCGCCCGCCTGGGTCTGGTTCAGCAGAAGCAGCAGAGACATGACGCCCTCCTTAGAGGCGGAGGTTACGGCGCGGTGTATCCGTGCGCGTTCAGGCGAACCGTCCCGGCCGCCGACAGGTTCGCGTTCAGTGCGGTCGCGGCTGTCAGGACGATGCCCGTCGGGAACGCCACCGCCACCGGCACATTAACCGGCAAGGGATAGCGGTGCCGCTCGGTCGCGCCGTCCAGGATGATCAGGTCAACCACTGCGGCACCCGTGTTGATCGCCCACAGGCTGGTCATGTGCCGCTTGAGGCCCGCCGCAGCTGCCGCCTGAATCTGCGTTGCAGTCGTCGTCGTCAACGCAAGGGACGCTCCCCATTCCTGCTCAGGGATGCAGTAAGGCTTTTGGATCAGCGCGCCGACGGTCGTCACCGAAACGTCGGCCACATCGCCGCTTGCGACCGGCGTGTAGTTGGCCGTCATTGCGCGCCCGGCTACCCGCACGGGGTTGCCCGAGATCACCGCGTCATGGGCGGCAGGACCGGCGGCAGAGATAGCACCCGAGGAAACCGTGACCGCAGGCGTGCCCGAGATTGAGACAGCAGCCGTACCGACAACTGCCACCGGCGCGGCGTTCTGACTGCCCTGTGCCCGCTGGCCCTGCACATAGACCGGGATGTTCGCGTATTTCTCGACGCTGGCGAAGCTGATCGTCCAGGTCGTTGTGCTGGCCGGGGCGGTGCTGCCGTTGTAGAACCAGATGAACAGGTAAAGATCGAGGTTGTCGTCAGGCAGGTTCTCGATCCGGCTGCCCCGGGTCGTGACGTTCGGGGTTGTGCTCGTCGCCCGCAGCGTGTCGCTGAAATAGACCGCCCGGCCATCGGACTCGACCTGCATGATCGTGCCGGGCCCCGCGGTGGAGTTGATCGTGATGGTGCTGTCGCCCGCTGCCCACCCGCGCCGCTGCGTATCCACCGCCGCCGCCGTGGCCGTTGTGCCGGAAAAGAGGGCTCGGATGTAGCTGTGCCCGAAGAGTGTCGCCGTGCAGGTGCCAGAAGCTGGCCAGCCGGCAACCGTGAGGTTGAAGCTTGTGCCGGGGATCACCGAGGCAATGGCATAGCGTCCCGGCACACCGGCGGCCCCGACGATCCCGCCCACAAGCAGGAATTGCCCGACGCTCTGCGCGTCGAAGGGGTGCGCCGGCCAGTTGACCGTGATCGATGTTGCCGAGTTGATCGTGATCGACGCGCCTTCCAGCAGAAGGTCGGCGAGAAGGAGGGCGAAGTTCTGGTTTGCGATCCTTTGCGAAAGCACCGTCGAAATCCTTGCCCGCAGAGAACCGCGCCAGCTTTGCAGCGAGCGCGCCAGAAACCCGGCATTGGCCGTGGTGCCGGTCGTGATCGCCAGCGCCCCGCCCGCCTGGCTGGCACCTACACCGGTGCCCATGATCTCGGCGGACATTTCCGGTGCGAGCAGGCCCGAGCCTACGTCGCTGAAGCTGCAATTCCATATATCCTGCCCGACCTGTCGCACGGGCAGGCCAACGGCGAGGTTGTCTGGAACTCCGGTGTAGCCCATGATCGGCGCGCTCAGGCCGTTGCCGCCGCCGTCGAGCTTCACGTACTGGAAGTGTACTCCCCCCACATCATCGGTGGCAACAACCTCGGCGGTTGCGGGCAGGGTTACATTGTCGGTCATGGTTCAGATTTCCTTCGGAGGTCGTGGCGGATTTCAGGGTCGGCCGTGCCGCCGTACGCGGCGACAAGGCGGGGATAGACATAGGCCGCCAGCGCCGCCGTGGCCCCGGCCAGCCAGACCAGAAAGGCCCCGCTGGCGTCATCCACGCTGATCCAGCGGCCCGAGTCCGTCAGCCGCAGCGTGATCGGGGCCAGCACCGCGCCCATCGACACGAAACTGGCATCCAGCAGCGTATCCGCCCCGACCCACTTCTGCCGCACGAGTTCAACGGCGATGACATAGACCGCGATCACCCCGCCCGCGACCGGCCAGCCCGGCGGGGCCCTGCCCGTGGCCTGGGACCAGACCGCACCGACCGTCAACACCAGCACCGCCCCCAGCGCCATATGCCCGACCTGGTTGATGAAGGCGTAGTACGGCTGGGCTGCGAACCTGTCCGGGGTGTTCAACTCCTGCCAGAAGGCGCGCCAGACCGACATGCTCAATCCTCGGTGATTACGGTGGCGGTGGTCACTTGCGGGGTCGTGCCCGCCGCGATGGGGATGGCCGGGGTGACCGCCCCCTTGTACAGCACCACGCCCGCGCCCGACGCCGCCACCCCGATGGAGAAATGGGTTGCGGTCGCGGACCCGGCGGTGCAGATTGGAAAGTTGACATTCGCGGCAGGCGACACGCTGTTGCCGGTGATGGTGAACGCCCCGGACGACCGTGCCAGGCCGACGCGGGCATAGCCGGTATAGGCCACCTCGTTGGTGGTTTGCGTGCCCGCCTCGCCGGGGTCCGCCGTGTGCAGGGCAACAAACAACTGCCCGGCTGCCGTCGCGCCGCGCAGGCCGGTGGCATCGCCGATGTTGGCGATGTTGGTGTTCT